CTATCGCGGCCTGCGCAGTTGTTTGGCCTGTGCCGCCGGATGCAATCGGTAGCGTTCCCGTAGTCAGGGCAGATGTTGAGCTGGCGTACACAGCACCACCAGACGTAAAGCTTGTGAGTCCTGTGCCGCCGGAATTTGTCGGTAACGTGCCAGTAGTCAGTGCTGATGTTGATGTTGCGTACACCGCGCCGTTAGCTGTAAAGCTGCTTAGGTTTGTGCCACCATTTGCTGTAGGTAACACACCAGACACACCGGTCGTCAGCGGGAGTCCTGTGCCGTTCGTCAGGGTAACTGCTGAAGGTGTATCTAGGTTTGGCGTAATTAGCGACGGCGATGTCTGCAATACCACGCTACCAGATCCGGTTGCTGTTGTTGCGCCCGTGCCGCCATGTGTAACGCCGATAGTCGTGCCGTTCCACGTTCCAGAGCTAATCGTACCCAGCGCGGTAACATTGCCTGCAGCATCCAGATTAACAGATCTTTCAGCCGGGTATGTAACAAATACCGCCTGCACACCAGAGCTAAAGTTTACCGGCGTTGCGGCGCTGCCTGCATACGGCGTGGTGCGTGCCAGCGTGTTACCGCTAGAAGAATACGTACCTAGACCAACTTCCCAGTTTGCACCGCCTTGGTCAGCGATACAGTAATAGCAGGTATTGCCATTGCCTACGCCAGACAAGAAAGTCTGGAATCCAGTAACGGCACCCAGCAGAGTTACCGCACCGGTTCCCGGGCTACTACAGGTCTCTTGTACGCGATCATTAAGCACCAACGCCATGATCCGCTCCTATTAGGTCAAGGTGGCAGTATACGTGACATTAAGTGTGTCACCTGACGCAACCGTACGGCTACCGCCTGAGAAGTTGCCTGCCGAGTACAGCGTGCCTGTTGTGCCGCTAATCGTGTTGTCGGTGGTCATAAACGCGCCAGCAACCGTACCCGTGCCGTTGATGTTAAATGCCGTAGCGGTCGTGGCCTTGGAGCCAGCCGATGCAGAGCCCCAGCTAGGAGCAGGACGAGTTGCATTGCTGTAAGAAGCAAACTCCGACCAGCCCGTGTGCGATGCCATAGTGTCGGCAGCGTTGTATGTTGGCGACGAGGCACCATCAACCAGACCAAGATACCAAGCGGCAGAGTAGTTGCTGCCCGTAAAGAACTGATCCAGCATTGAGTTCTTGCCGACAGTCACAACCAGATTCTTGATCTGCTCAGACCATTTTACTTGGCCATCAGCACCGATACACTCAACAGTGTAGTCGCCAGTGATTGACAGGGTTTCGTTTGCACCAGTAGCAGCAACCAGCGAGGCCGATTGAGCATCAGTGACTTTTGCGGTTTCAGCGAAAGACATATGTTACTCCTTAAGAAATTCTAATCACGGCGGACGAGCTTGTTGCCGATGGGAATTGAACTACGAAATTACCATTGGTTGTAGTCTTGTCAGAACCAAAGTCCAAAACACAAACCGCCGGGTTTGTTACGCCGTCCGCTTTGTAGATCAAAGCACCACGAGCAGTAAAGGTTGACGATGTCCATGAAATGTCATTGAACGACAAGTAGGATATGTCATTTGAATTTGTTGGGTTGACGCCAATCGTTAAGATCTTGCCGCCAGCCGTATAGCCCGGGCCGCTGACCTCGCCTGTATTAGTATATGCAGTCGTGTCTTGATTGAGCGAAGCAGAGTTTGTGTACAAAGCAATCTTATAGACTTGCGCTGTTGTCGAACTAAAGTTGAACGTGCCGTCCAGCAGCCCTGTCTTAAACACGTCGCATGCAAAGTTACCGGTAAATGGCATTATGGGTTCACCTTAATTTTTGCTTGGCCGTCTCGGTACGCATCGCCGCGCTCCAATCCTGTGCCAAGTCTGTTCAACTGCATCATAGCTTCTGCGTACTTCTGATTGTACAAAGCTACCATATCTGGCTCTTGTTTCATATAGGTAGAAGCCTCTACCAAACAGCCATTTAAAAGTGCAGAGTCAAAGTTGTCGCCCAACCAAGACGTACCGTTTTCATTGTTGACAGAAGTTACAGGCACAGAGAAGCCGCTACCCGTAGAGCCAATGGTTGCTGTAAGCGTTTCGCCTACTTGATACCCTGATCCGCCGTACGCGATCTTTGCTTCTGTAACGATTCCGCCAGACACGGTTATGTTCAGGGTTGCACCCTCTCCGTATACTGCAGTGGTTGGAACGTTCGTGTAGTACCCATCCGTATATCCTGCGCCGGGGCTGATTACGCCTACCGCGCCAGCAACCTTCTGCACGATGGATACCGGGTAATAGTAGTAATGCAACTCCATGAGATAGTTTGTATCCGGCGTTGGGCCAAGAATAAAGCTGAGTTCATTCTTTGCCGTGTAACGCGTACCGAACAATGCGTAGTATCGCGGCGTGCCTGTGGCGTTCGGCGGCGGATATGATTGACGGATAAAGTTCACGTCTTTGTTCAACAGGTACTCGTAATACCCAGTAACCGGATCAATCACGGCCAAAGAGTACGTAGACAAGTAATCGTCTGGGCAGGCCAAGTACGGCGAGGTCGGTGTAACGTTGCCAGTTACATTCTTACGCAACGATGGTATCTGAACCGTGTTGTAGATCTTTTGCTCAGCCTGTTGAATCAGCCGGTTAATTTGCTGCGCAGGGGAAACCGAAGAACCATCCGCCAGATACGTGGCCGGGAATTGGTTCTCTGTGTAATCCTGTATTGCTATAAATAACTGGCTGTAGTTCATGTCTTAGCCCTGCTTGCCGCTGATCTTACGACCCTTGGTGGCTGCGCCATAACCACGCATCTCTTTAACGCCGTATGGATTAACGCCCTTCATGTTTGGCTTGGCAACATTGCCAACGCTAACGTTAAGGCTGTTAGTAGTCCAATTGCCATAGACCTCGGACTCAGAGCCGTCGTTCGGGTTCGGCATTGGCTGCTTGTAAACGCCGATGTCGTTGCCGCCGCCTTGCGGATACTGGAAGCCGGTGTAAGCGCCAGCGTCCTTATTCTCTTTGGCATGGCCAAGAGGATAGGATTCTGCGGGCTTTACCTTCGGGAAATCGTTCTTAGCCATGATTAGCCTTTCTTCTGTGCGGCGATCTTAGCCAGACCGCGACCCATTTTCTTCATGTCAACATTGGTCTTGCCACCCTTGCTGCCAGTAGACTTTGGACCGTTTTCGATGCCGACTGTTTTACCGTCATCACCAAGGTTGCGGCCTTTTGTCTTGCCGGTTTTGGTTACGCCGTCTGCGCCTTTTTTGTAAGCCATGATGAACTCCTTAAGTTATTGCTACTGTAACTGTGCCAATACTAACTTGCAACTGCAAATTATTTGGCGTCAGCCCGTCGTCATTTAGACGTGATCCACCAACAGGGTTCCAGCCCCATTGGAAAACTCTACTACCGCCGCTTGGCAAGCCGGCATTGTTAACGTTCGTGCTGGCTACGTCAGACGTATACAGACCTGTGTTACCAGAAACCAGATAGCTAACGTCAGGACGCGGGTCTCGCACTCCCTGCGGATCGTTCACCGGGTACATACCAAGCTGAAGCTGCGGATGGTCTGGATCCCAGCATTCCTTGCAAACCTTGACCTTGTACGGCTTTGTCTTGAGCGTCTGGATCTTGAGTTCCTTCAGCTTAAAACGCTGGCCACAGCGGTCACACTCTGCAATAGAGTGTTTAGCGGATGCGAACTTATTTGGCATGGTACTTATTACCCTTTTCCATATTCTCTTTTGCGAGAATTACTTGAAGGTTATTGTGCACGTGTAGCCCAGAAACGCTATCTCCTTGCAGCGGAATGATATGGTCAACATGGTATTTTGTATAGCCATTAACTTCGTTGAAGAAAGTGCATACTTCATAATATGACTTCACAAGTCTTAGATTAGCCCATAGCGGAGTACGCTGTCGCTTGGCGCAATACCTAAGCCTTGAATAGTGATTAACCATGCCGGTGCGAGTTGAACGGTATGCTCTGTTGTAAGCATTCCAATGTTCTCTATTGTTTAGCTTCCATTCCTTTGCTGCATTGGCAACCTTTTCTTTGTTTTTAGACTGCCAATTTTTTGTGTGTTCGCAAGAAGCCTGTCGGTTATTTTGCTGCCATTCTTTAGTTCTTTGGTCTATCTTCTCTTTGTTCTTGAGATAGTATTCACGTTTTTGCGCTGCAATACGTTCTTTGTTTGCCTCATTATATGCACGAGCCTGTTCACGCAGCTTTTCTGCGTTCTTGGCTTTCCAAGCCTTGCGGTACTCTGGATAGCTATATTTTTTCATCTTGAATAAAACATGTTCCGTGGAACAAAGCGCAGCGGAGCCTTTTCACGGTCTTCTTCTGCGGCCTGCATGAACACTTCTTCGTAAGCCTGCTTCAGGCCAACGACGCGCTGAGGATCCACGTCTGGAAGCTTAACGCTCAGGTGATATGCCAGCCCAGCAACAAGTGCAGGAATAAACCTAAAAGGAATATCTTGAGTAGTAGCACCAGTGCCTGCATCCTGCATCCTCCGCATCCGCCAGTAGACGAATGTGTATTGCTGACCGGGGTTGCCAGTTGGCCAGATGTTGATGTTCGGTACGCGAGTAACCGTAATGCTTGCGCCTGAATTGTGCAGGACAGCAGTCGTCCCGCCTTGGCCGCGATTACAGTTGAGCAGTTGATTCCCAGTTATGTTCTGGTAGCTGATCAATTCCGTGCCGATATAGATATACCCTTGGGTAGCCAAGCCTTCCGTGCTTACAACTGTGATCGTTGTGTCGCTGGCAGAGATGCCGCCGTTCAGCGTAGTTGACGCAATCGTGTTTGTTGTACCGCCTTGACGGTCAATCCAAACCTGAATGGGTCGGCCATAGGCGTTCTTGGTCGGGATAGTTGCATAGGTTGATTCAGAGATCCGGTTGATATTGATGTCAACTTGATTCTGGCCAACGCCCTGACGGATAACCTGATCCACTAGGTCAATCGTATCTACAGGCAGCGGGTAGGTTATCTGGCCTGCGTTTGTATTGATCTGGATCTGACCCTGCTCAATAGTCCACAGGTTGATGCCACGATTCGCCCACTCGATTGTAAGCAGGTTAAGGCTACGGCGAGCGGTTCTGAACTCATAGCCAGTACGCAGCTCTTTCCCGCAGCGCTCAAACGCTTCTTCGATCAGCTCATTTAGATCTAAATTAAACGCAGCCGTGGACGACGTAGTCATTATCAGCCCTTCATTTTCTTAAGCGTCTGAGCCAGTCTAGCACGTTGGCCGATCTTTCCGGGTTTTTTAGCAGCCGCAGCAAGCGTCTTTGCTGGAATAGCTTTACCTGCCTTGACACCCAATTCTTTACGAAGCGCACCGGGTTTCTTAATTGCATCTTTAATCCACCCGCCTTTTGCGTACTCCGTAAAGTCCGTATTGTCTCGACGCGCCTTGCGTTTACCGCCGGGCATTTTGCTTGGGGCTACACAACCCATTCCTCTGCTTGGACGCATTTTATGCTCCTGTACTATAACTTGTTATAGTACGAAAAGTTATACCATCTTGCCACGAGTCTTGCCACGTTGAGCGCAACCGTCTGCACGCTTAGAAGCAGAACCGCCTTTGGCCATCTTGACGCAGCCACCCTTTTTCATACCCATAGTTGTACGGGTAGTCGGAGCCATGTCTTCCTTGACGCGCATTGCTGCATCAGCGGCTTCTTGCAAAGCCTGTGGCGACGGCATAGTGCGCTCAGAGCGAACGGTATCGGTCTTGGTGTCGCGGACTTCGCGGGTACCAGTCTTAGGCGTAACCTTCATAGCCTTTTCGGCTTGTTGCTGACGAGCCAACAGTTCTTCGTATTTACCCATGATTAGCACTTCCCGCCTTTTTTCATTGTCACAGCGCGAGCCTTGGTCTTACCCTTGGTTGCGCAACCATCTGCCGACTTGTGGCCAGCAGCCAGACCGCCTTTAGCCATGCACTTGCCGCCCTTCTTCATGGCGTGCTCAGCTGCATACTTAGCCGGGCTAAGCTTGCCAGTCTTGATGGCCGAAGCCTTCTTGGCAGCGCCCTTGCCGTGGCCTTCCGACTTCTCGCCGGCAACGTACTGAGCTTTGCTGATCTTGCCAGACTTGAGAGCCTTGGCTTCCTTCTTCTCTTCGGCAGGAGTTTCCTTGCCCTTGAATAGTTTGTTCACTTCGCCACCTTCTTTCTTGCCAATGTATTTGTTAAGGTTTTCGTTCGGAATGTTTTTCTGAACGCCATAAATACTGCCACCACGAGTGCGTTGCTTGTTAATCTGACCCTTGCCGCCGTATGTATAGTTTACATCGCCGCCCGTGCCAAACTTCTTGCCCTTGTCGGCTTCCATAAAATCCTTGCCGACGGACTGCTTGATGCCAACCTTCTTGGCAAACTGCGGGTTGTTAGCCACAGCAGCCATCAGATTATGTTGTTTTTTACTGATGCTTGGCATTAACTTGCTCCTTAATGACGACATCAAGTTTCGCATCCAAGCGATCAAGCCGGTCGAGGACGCGGTTGATGTCGGCGTGGACTTCGGCTTTCGTGACGTACTCTTTGGCGACCTCTTCGCGGGTGCGATTGAGGAGGATCGAGAGGCGGTCGATTTCTGTACAGGCTTTGTCAAATTCTCTCTCCTTGCCTTTTGCCGCCCAGCTGATTAAGCCGAGAACAAGCGTAAGGCCGGTGTTCCAGAATATGAGGAATGTAGGTTCCGTCATTTGCAATTCCAGCGCTTAAGAGAAGCGGCTTTCCTTGTTGGACGGCCTTTCTCATCTTTCATCGGACCCGGCATACCAGACATGCGGGCGCAGAACGACTTGCGCCGTGCAGCATCCTTTTCTGTCTTTGGGCTTGGAGCCGGAGCTTTTAGGTTAGAGCCGGTCGCCTTGTTGTACTTGGCACGACCCTTAGCGGTCAAACCCGCCCCCTGCGAGACGGGCAACTTCTCACCGCGCCCTACCGCAAGGGATGGATTCTTCTTAGCCATAGAACACCGTGGCGGTCATGCCAGCTGCGGTAGTAGCGTAGATGCCACTTTCGCAACGGATGCCTTCGCCCGGCACAACAATGTTCACAGCCTGTGCAGCAGCGGGTGCCACAAAGCTAAACACGGTCGTACCGCCTGAGCCGTTCTTAATGGTAAACGTACCGCCAGCAACCGGAACCGAAACAAGAATGCCTTTGACGCGGGACGGGCCTGCGCATACAGCACTATCAGTTTGGGCGGCAGCAATGGCTGTGGCCTTTACATCATATTGCATAGCCATAATCAGCTCCTTTCAAGAGCGAGCTAATTAGGCAGCAGCAATAGCGGCACGGGTATCAACGCGCAGCCAATCGGTGCCGTCGAAGAAAGCCAGAACTGGATTGCCAGCAGCGCCGTTGCTGAAGTAAGCAACCGAGCCAGTGTTAGCAGTAGTGGGGGCGGTGGCAACAGTGAAAACGCCGAGGTTTACTGGACCGCTGAATGTGGTTTGAGCCATGATAATTCTCCATACAGTAAGGCTAGTCAGTCGGTATGGCGTCTGCCCGGGGCAGTCTGAATAGCCGGGTTATCCCGGGTTTATCTGATGATACTACTGACTTTTGTATTGTCAACTATACAAATAAAAAACCCCCGCTTTTGGCGGGGGCGAAACTCGCTCCGAGTTTTCTTAGCCTTGCGAACCGTACATGCCGAGTGGGTCACTCCAGCCGAACGAGTAACGCTCACGCGACTTGTAACGCACATTTCCAGTGTCAAAATCTCCGTCCATCGAGTTCGTCAGCGGCGTACGCACGAAGTGCTTCATACCGTTAGGAACATCGGTGGTCAGGAACCAAGCATTGGTGTCGGTCAGGAAGTGGTTAATGGTATAACCTTCCGGGATCGAACCGTTGTTCTTGATTGCGTTGATGTCGTTGTCAGCGGTACCGACACGGAGTTCGGTTTCCAGCAGACGGGTTGCAACGAACTGCAGTGCCGGCGGAACAATCAGTTTCTTCGGCTTAGCAGCGATCAGCAGGCCACGTTCGTCGGTCCAAGCGGCGATCTGAATAACAGCGTTTGCCAACGATGTTTCGTTCAGGTCGGTCGGGGTCGACGGGATGTTGCTGTTGACACCACCAGAGACCAGCGGATGGTCATTGGCGAACAGGGTCTTGCCGTCGCCGCCGGTATAGCCAGCGGTGAAGCCGTTGTTCAGAACAGCGGCAGCCTTAACCTGCTTGGTGTACGCCATGGCACGAGCCAGAGCCTTGGTATAGCGACCCGACAGCGAATCGTAGAGGTTATCTTCGATTGCTTCTTCGGTCAGGCTAAAGCCAAGAGCGATGGTTTCGTGGTTGTAGCGAGCAGTCCATGCTTCTTGTGCATTGTCATAAGCGATGGCCGAGCCTTCGTTTTTGACCGGTGCAGCCGCGAAGCCAGACAGCTTGGTTTCTTCTTCAAAGCTACGTTCCGAAGTTTCGGTTTCGTAGATCTCTTTGTGCTCTTCGCCGTAACGAGCATACTCCAGACCGAACAGAGCGTTCAGGCCGGGCAGCAGTTCTTTGAGTAGCTGTGCGCGTGAAATAGCCATGATTCAGCTCCTATTAGGCAGAGTAATCCAAGGCAGCAGCCTTGAGCACTTGCGGGTTGTTGAACTTCACGATAACTTCCGTGAAAGCGTTTGCACCAGTTGCAGTCTCAGGAACAACGCCGACAACGCGAACCGGCAGAGCGGCAGCATTACCTTGAGCGTTTGTTGCGTAAACCGAAACAGCCGAGTCACCGGTAGTGGCAGAGCCAGTACCTTGGCGAACAGAAGCGTTGGTGCCAATGATGCTTTGGTTGACCGTGGTCACAGTAGCGTTGCCGCTGTAAGTGACGGCGACCTTGAAAGCAGCCATGGGATCGTCAACCACGTAGGCGACGGCCGACGAAGCGGCGGCATTGCCCGGGTAGTATTGACCTTGAACCGTTTGGCTTTGCGAGTTCACATACTGAACGCCAACGAATACACCGTAGGTGTTGTTGGCAGCAGCAGTGGTCGAGTCAGTCGTAACGGTCGATTTTTCGATTGTGCCACCTGCGGCGATGCGGACGATGTCACCGTTGAAGATTGCCGTGTTGTAGGTCGAGGCAATCGGGATTTGACGGATAGCACCTGCATAGGGCATACCGTCAACACGGTTAATCGGCTTCAGGCCGTAGGGAGCGCTAACAGTAGGATAAGCCATTGTTTTACTCCAAATTAGAAAAGGTTGTTATTTCGCGCCTCGGCTAGTCGTGGACTTGCTCTCTTTAAAGAGCGGCATCCGCGCATCGCTTTGACGCATCAGGCTGTTGTCTACAGCTTCCGTCTGAGAGTGGGTCATGTTGGCATAGTACGCCGAACGCTGAGCCACAAACTCTTCCGGGATCTTGCAGAGCAATAACCCGCCGATCTCAATGTTGTCTTTAAAACGACTTTGAGGATCAACAAGCAGTTGGAACTTGGGTTGCTCTTCAATCCGTACCGGTTCCCAACCTTCCCGAATCTTCGACGTGAAGTTCCGGTGGTCGTACTGGCCGTTGACTGTAACAGCTACCCAACGATATGCGAACCCAGCCTGTTTGTCTGGCTCAGGGAGAAGCTCCGGTGGGCGCCATGCTTTTGGACGCTCAGAGAGTTCACGAGTCTGCGTATCACGAGTTAGTTTTTGGTTCGTAGTCATTTTCAATTCTCCATCTTCAGAAGTTCTTTAACGTATTGCTCAGGTGTAAGGCCAAGTTTTTTGGAAATGGCTACTTGCGATTTGGTGAGACGTACCTTTTTGGGGGCAGTGCTCCGGGTCGCTGCGGCAACTACGTTCTTAGGTTTTTCCTGCTTAGGAGTCTCCTCTTCTGCAAGGGTTGATTGAAAATGCTCTGGGAACCGCTTCCTCATTGTCTTGTCCAATTTGGAATAATACTCATCCGAGCCAACCGGCACACCGTTATCCCGCAGTTCCTCATGGAGGCCGAGGGCATAAGCGGTCATGCTTCTGTTAGTTCCGAACCAGTCATTGCGCTCTTGCCACGCCATGGCCTTATCGTCGGGTTTCTGAACAGGTCGAACCGGCTCTTGTTGCGTTTGTACTTCAAATTTTTCCTCTTGTAAAGGTGGTAATTTAAAGTTACGTGCGCGGTCAATCTCCATCTGGATCTGCATCATAGCCTGCTGAGCAGCTACCATCTGGTCTGCATCACCCACTTCGTGGGCTTCTTTATATGCTTTCTTGGCAATCTCCATCTTGGCTTCAGCCGCGCCTTTGATTGCGTTTGCATATTCTGCTTCGCCGTTCTGCAGCATAGACTTGATACGGCGGTTTTCTTCGTACAAGCGCTTGGTTACGTCCAGAGCTGCCTGCTGTTCACGCAGGATTTCCTCTTTGGCACGGCGCTCATCGTGGTAAACCTTCTTGAGTTGCTTGAACCGATTCTTAACATTATCGGAATACTCTTCAAGCTCGTCCTTCTCGATTTCCTCGACGATCTCCTTGGGCATCGGCTCGCGGCCTTTGTCCTCGTCAGGAGTGTCGTCCTCTACTTCGATCTCAAACCCATCGTCGGATTCGATCTCGACCTTGACTTCAGTTTCATCCGGGAACTTGAATTCGTCTTTTTCAAAATCGGGCATCTTGTCTGCTCCTTAGTTAATTAAAAAACCTTGTGGAAATCAGGTTTGATTTGGATTGATTCCACTTGGCTGGGACTACTTGCAAGTTTTTGTGGGTTGAATCTCCACCCTTTGACACTGGAACAATGTGATCTACATGCCATTTAACTCCTAGGCATAAGACTTTATTGCGCTTTCTCATAAGGCTTGTGGCCTCTTTCAAGACAAACAGATCAAGCTCTTCAAGAGCCTTTTCTGCGCCTCTTCTTTTGAGATTGTATCTAAGTCTTGCTTGTAGCCTTGCTTCACTTAACGGTTTTGCCGAACGACGTAGCTCCTGTTCTGCTCTACCGCCAGATGCAGCATATGCGGCTTGTTCTCGGCGCTTGCACTCCTTGCCTTTTGCAGAGCTATAAAATTTTTTCTTTATAGCGCGAACTTTGTCGGGATTTCTCCTGCGCCATTCGTATATTTTCTGCTTATGGCATTCTTTGCATTGACCGGCGTACCCATCCCGGCAATCAGATTTTTTCGCAAATTGCGATATATCCTTTACCTCATGGCAAGTGGAGCAAGTTTTCATTTTGCTCTCTTCACGCCTCTGGGATCCTGTACTACTGCTTCGACAGTGTCGTCGTTAATCAAACGGAACTCACGACCATGAATTTGCAGGCGTGAGCCAGAGTTTGGACGAACAACAATAAAGTCTCCTTGCTTACACCATGGGCCATTCGGGAAACGAACCTTATCGGTGTAGCAGTCCGGGCCAAGATCGACCACGAACAGCACGGTTGCGAGCTTCTCTTCAAAGTTGATTGTTGCGTCAGCTTTGAAGAGACCGCTCTCGTATGTTTCCTCAACCTCTGGTAGCGCACATAGGATGCGATAGCCGGACGGCTTTGGGAGTTGTCTTGCCTTTTCCTCTGCAGTTGCTTCCAGTCTGTAGGATCCAACCACTTCGGGATTATCGGGGTTTGAGCCGATGAGTATAGTGTTTTCCATTACATCTCCGTAAATGCGCAGTGACCTTGCCGTGGGTATGCGCTTGGTTTGAATGTATTGCCTTTTTGCACGTTGTCTCTGCCGGTCAAAACCTGCAGATTCCAAGGCACGTGCAACCCTGAAACTTGTTTGCCCCTTATCGGAACAATATGATCCACTTGAAAGCGGTCTTCTTTATTTGTCTTGTATGAGTTGAATACACGACAAAACAAGTAAATGCCTTCAATTTCAACATCAATCGCACCGACAACCCAAGGCGGCGTCTGGTTTGTTTGAGACGCATAGCGTCTCATGCCCTTCGCTCGCATTTTGTCTCGGTTCTTCTCTGCATACCTTTTTAGGGCAGCAGCTCGCTTCTCTTTGTTTTGCTGAACCCAAAGTCGCATGTACGCATTTGGATCCGTCAGGCTCAATCCGTCAAACTTGGATTTGCATTTCTGCCCAAGCTTAGGCATTAAGACTCCTCGATTTCTTGTTTAAGGCTTGTTGTGTATTCCCTTACGTGCAGCAAGCCTTTAACCTGTCCGCAAAGGTTTTGGTACTCGTCGTAGCTCTTGGCGCTTCCGGCGGCGATATAGTTACTTAACTGGAATGCTTTCTCATCAATCTCTTTGACGATTG